TTGCTGTAAGTTCTGAGTTTGCATGTCACCCATAGTCGCTGGTGCTGTTCCTATCTTTCCGATTTGAGCATTTTGCATTTGCTGTAAAGCGAACTGATATTGACCAGCATACTTCTGCATACGACCTCTGAAAGCTTCATCTTGATGTAATCTTTGAGCAACGTCTGGTTGTGATGAATATTGCTGAATTACTTGCAATGCAATCTGACCTCCGTTTGGACGTGCACCAACTTCAATACCTGCATATATCTTTGAAAGATCATCAGTAACAAATTTAACAATCTGAGCTGATGCTTGTTCTGCTGGTTGCATGATGGAATCAGCTAGTACAGGATCAATAGAATTAGCCATGTTCTCAATGAGTGAATCTGCATTGATACGGTTGTTTCTATCAAGTTGTAATAGTTGAACAAACTGTGCTAAACGTGTTTCATGCGTATCAGGATCGTTATTCAGCAAATCAAAGCTAATGCTGATTTCAAAATCTTCATCAGCACTACCCTTATTAAACTTCATTGGATCTGAAACGCCAGTAACTCTGAAATATACTTCGTCTGGACCAAATCTCTGATAGCACTTGAAAGCCATCTTGAGAACTTCCTTAGCATGGTTAAGAAATTTGTTTACCAAGAATTGCTGACGAATACCAGCATTAGGATCAGTCATGTCTAAACCGACTAGATGATCAGCAGCTTTTTGCATTGTCTGCTCAACTTCTACGCTGCCCGGATTATATTGCGGTACAGGACCAAATTGAATTTCGCCAGCACGACGATATGGAACGTAGCGACCGGGACCCCAATCAGTTGGAGGGTTTCCAACAGGGTGCATGATTGGCGGTAATGTAGCCAAACTATTTCTATCAACACGGCTATCACGTTCTGCTTTTACTTGATCTTGGTATCCACGAAGCAAGTCAGAGAATGTCTGAATTTCGTACATACGCTTTGAATCATTGTTCAAGCGAGTCACTACAAATGGATAATCATTGTAGCCATTCATTAATTCAAACTTTGCGTAGCCCTGCACAGTTGTGCCTTCTCCGCTAAACTTTGGATTAAAGATTGTACGATAGATACCTTCGCTGCCATCTTCTGGATCGATGAGGCGTTGGAAACAGAAACAAATTTCTACTAACTCGTGAGCATTATATTGCTGACGGTAACGAGCAAGACCTGTTGAACGTGTGCCATAAACACTTTCCATGTTGTATGTATTTACGCCACGATAGTGTTCACAAATGTAATTTGCCCAATCTTCGTTCCAGCCATCAGAAACAACACGAGACAATACCTCTTGAGCAGAAAGGAATGTGCGATAGAACACAAACGGAGCACGCTGTGGGTCTATGCAATAAGATGGAAAGAATACGTCACCATCTGGTGCACAACCTTGGACGTATGGTCTATCAATAGAAAGTTTGCTTACTGGTAAATCAGCAACGCCTGTAGCTCTTAAATCTTTTAATGCTTTCTTAGCACGTTTATCCATAACATCTGGATAAACAGTTTTAAGCATCGCAATAACTTTATCGTCGTTTTTTCCTTCAAGAATTATTTTTGCAAGATCAGGACTTGTTTGAGCAATCTGATTAAGATCAATTTTCTGAAGATATTTTTTTTCCATACGTTCCCAACCAACGTAAGTAATCATCAGACCACGTTCCATAAAGTAATTGGAAGCAAGTTCCATTTCTTCTTTGAAGCGAGGAATGTATGTTTGCAACATCCACTTTAAGAAAGCACTTGTTACACGAGCACGAGCAGCATCGGTAGCGTTGGATGGATAGGCACGAATGTGTGCACGAGACAATGCTGCTGAGAACATTGAAACGTAGGTGTTAATCGTCTGATCAATGATACGAGCTTCCGTATCGGATGCACCTTCCCAAGGAAACGCATCAGCACCATGCTTACGCAAATCGGATGTCTTGCCGGGCCAGTAGCAGCGACGGTAGTCCGAACTATTAACGCATTGGTTAAAGTATGTAGAAAGTTCAGTTGTCGTACGATTGTACGCAGCCCTTAGCTGAATAATGTCTGGTCCGTCACTATCAACGAAAGTTAGGGCGTGTTCCTGTTTAGTTTCTTGCATAATTTAGCGTGTGATATTGCGTTCTTGATGATACCACAGACATACTCCTGAGAACGACCTATCTTATCTGATAGTTCATCAGGGAACATTTCTGAGGTATTGCGGAGTTTAATCCGCATGTGATACTCGTATTTAAGCAGTCGATCGCTTTGCTCTAATAGCCATTTGCGATTGACCGTTATATCAAGTTGACAGGAACTCGTGGCGGTAGGTTGTTCCTGTATCGTCTGTGATGGCTTCGACATTGATGCGCTTTCCTTCGAGTTTGCCTGATAGTTTGCGTGGAATGGCTACAGCATATTTGCCATCAAGATTATCAATCTTTGCAAATACCCATTGTGGGTTTCTGGCTTGAGAAATAACTACGGCTTGTAAGAACTTTTTGCCCTTGCCTTCCGTATTCAATGCCTCAACAGACTTTAGTTTTACTTTTGGTGATTTCATTTTAGTATCCTCCCTGTGCTCGTTTGCTTACCTGTACTTTTGAATTGTCTATGTATGCAATGCCGTCAATGGCTGCATAACGAATAACGTCTATGGGGTCTTTCCAAGCTTCCTCTAGTCCGTCCTCGCCAGTATATTCCTGTAATGCCATGATGATGTTATGGCAGCGGTCAGAAATGTAGAAGTGTGGATGGTTGAATCCGCTTAAAGGTTCTTTGCGGTTATAGGCCATCTTGGTTTGCAGAGCTTGCAGTCCGTCCTCAATGTCTAGGCCGGGCGCAGGAATAAACACAAGTCCTGCATCTGCCAAGTCCTCGATAATGCTGCTTGCTCCGTTTTGAGCCTGATACTTTGCAGCACCAAGCCTAGGGTCTATAAGCCGTTCAAAAATAGTTTCGCTATTGTCTGACTCCATGCTGGTGATCAGATCAACATAGTCTCTAATGCCATAACCTAAGCCCTTAGCTCCGTCTCCTGTTGCCCATTTACCACTTTGCCATTTAGCCCAATCGCCAACATTGACATCAGGCCATTCACGATAGATCCACCAAGTATTGTTCACGTCCACCGCAATCCAACACATAAACCAGTTCTTGCGACCAGCAGGATCCAAAATCATGTAACGAGTAACGTCCTTGGTTGGAATGGACTCGTGCTTTACCACGTTCACTTCCTTTGTAAAATTTGGGAACCTCGTTGTATAGCTCTTGGTCGGAATACCATAGGCTGCTGTTAGCGTATAGTTTTCATCGTTCTTGGCCTTACATTGTTCAACAATGGTTTCATAGCCTGACCAAGGATTGTCTTTTGAATGAAAGTAAATGATGGACGTGTTCTTGTCCTTGTTGCGCTGAACATACGGAACACTTCGATTCTTTAAAAGCTCTGCTGGCCTTGATTCAACTGTATCAGCACCTTCAATGTAATAGCGCACCGTTTCCGTTATGCCGTCCTTTGGTGTAAAGGTAATGAGCATCTTGCTATTCCTTGATGCCAAACGTAAATAAAGGCGGTCAAGCATTTCCATGCCCTGCAAGTATTCGTCGCACCACGCACCAATGTTGCTTGTCTTTGGCTCACGAGCACCAAGCTCCATACCTTCCAAGATTGATTGGTTCTGTTGAAATTGGCTATAGGTTTTAAAGATCAGTCTGCTTTTATTCGGAAACACCAAGCTATTACCAGCAAAGCCGTTTTGCATGGAGTAGCTTATGTAATGCGTTTCTTCCGTAGCTTTCTTTTTATATTCCTCTGGAAGATATTCATACACAGCAGCTTGCTGCACAACCACACTTGTCTCTTGGTTCTGGCTAAAGCAGTAAATCAATGTCCCATCGTTATTTACGGCAGCTTCTACCACACTCTTAGCCCCATAACTGGTCTTACCACTTCTGTTAGCTCCTAATAATAAAAGAGTACGGCTTTCCTTAAACATCTCATTAGCCTTTTTCCAATGAGGCAATATCCAACCATACCTGTAAGGGTCACGTTTACTATTGGCTATGGCTTCGTGATAGGTTGTCCATAACGCCAGCAATTCATCGGGCTGCATTGAAGCAACCTCTTGATCGCTAGGAGGTTGTAAGATAAGATGCTTTTCCCATACTAAACTCATTGCTTTGGCGTAACGTCTATTGCTATGGAGCCGTCTTTAAACTTCTGCTTTGCAGCCTCAATAGCCTTCATTGCATCCTCAAGGCTAGGTGCTCCGCTTCTATGCTCTATCACCACCTTGTTCTCACCCACCGCTTCCATGTATTTGGTTTGAGCTATACCCCAAGGCAACGTCAGATCCCTAATGTTGGTTTTCTCAAGCTGCTCAGGATTGTCAGCTAAATCCTGCATCTTTTGCCTTTGAAGCAGCCTAAGCCCTTCACTTATCTCTAAAGCATCTTGCGCCAACTGCATGCGTCTCTGTTCCAACGTAGCTTGATGCCTGCTCCTCAAGGTAATCATTGTATCCCAGTCCATGTGCAGCGTCCTCTTTATCTCACGATAGGACTTTCCATCAGCTAACATCTCTAAAGCCTTCACCGCCCTTTCAGGATCCCTAGCCTCTATCCTGTTGCCATGACCTGTCCCAGCAGCTGCCACACTAGCTGCCATTGCTTTGCTTATAGAGTTCTTTTTAGCCACTACCAATACCCACCTACCTGCAACGCTTATGTCAAGCTTAAAAGCCTTTTAAACGTGCGGAAACTTAAAAACCTCACCGTTCGACAATCTTTTTTCACTTTTTGTGTAACCTTTTACCCTTTCCGCCCGTCCTGTTACTTCTTTAGGCTTGTACAAGCTTCGTGTTTGATACGTTGCTTGTTTTAAAGGCCACTTTTATATAAATTTTTAAAGCTGGATTAGACCCTTATGACCTAGGCCACCCCTCACGCCTATCGACCCCCTCCCCCCCCACAGGCGATAGATGATAAAAAAATCCGTATTGTTTGTAACATTGTATACAATATACAAGTATACAAGCGTAAATATGGCACAATCAAGCATTTAAACACGATTCTGCAACAACTATCAAGCTTTCGTGCGTTGTTTTTGTAAAAAGTCTGAACCTAAGATATTGCCAGAGCACTTGCTATTACACCTGCCAGAGCACTTGCTGAAGGTAAGCAGCGTATTGAATACGGCAGGCAGTACTCTCTTTCGTGTCGGGAAAGCTTGGCCTTAACAGGCTTTAAAAAGAATAAAAATAATTTGTTTTCGGTCTTGCAAGGTGGTGCGCAATGTGCATTATTAAATTTGTTCAGAGGGAAAAACC